AGTCGTTCCCGCTACATTCCTGAAATTATCCCCGAATGCCCGAGGATCAACGGTTGCCCCAAGTTGAAAATTTGGAATTTGCGCCATCGGTAAATCAGCCATTAAGCGTTACCCATTCCTTTCGATGCGCTCTGAGAGCCTGCACTTGGATTTACGCCAAATCCCATGAAGGATGCCGCTGGCATAAACGTCCCTTGCAATGCTCCGAGCTGTCCCATCTTCGCGTTGTACTGGCCGACTTGCCCCTGATAATTCGCTTGAGCTTGAGCCATAGCTTGCTGGTAAGGTCCAATCTGTTGCATATAAAGAGGCTGATACGCACTACTCAATTGGTTCTGATAATCCGAAAGAATCGGACTTAAAGCCGACTGATTCTGCACGGACTGATTTAGATAGCTCAACGGGGTTTGTTGACTGTAGGATGAAAGACCCATCCCCGTATTCGCTTGAGTCTGACCAACCCCTGCAATTTGGGACATATTACTCCCTAGTTGGTTCACGTATCCAAGCTGATAATTTTGGTTTTGAATATTTGCATTCTGCTGAAAATTCTGGAGAAGTTTCTGCCCTGCTGTAGAATCAGAAACAGCATTCTGGAAATTTGTTCCATTGATCTGAATTCCCTGTTGCGCTGCCTGTTCCCTCATTTGCTGGAAAGACTGGTCCTGCTGATACTGTAATTGTTTATTTGCTGGAGCGTTACCATTGAGGGCATTCGTGTATGCCGCCTGAGTTGCGGCGAGACTTGAATTTGTTCCACCTATCCCCGCTAAAGAAGACATCCCCTGCTGTGCGGCCATAGAATTAGACTGATTTGCTGTTTGCTGGAGCTGAGCTAAAGCATTCTGGTCAATACTTCCATCGCTTTTAAACAAACCTGAAATCATGTTCAAAATATTGGAGTTTTGGCTTGTTTGATTCGCCACATTTCCGATCATCTTAGACCCAAGGTCTGCGCCCTGCCCCTGTTTTGCTAAATTGGCCTGTTCTTCAGGTGTCAAATCTGGATATTTAGGAAGCGTTGGCGCCCCTGGAGCATCTGGCATTCCGCTCTTAGCGAGATTATAAAATCCGCTTGTCGTTACCCCTGCACCAACATCTAGAGCCGATGAACCGCACATTTAAATCACCACCCTTTTATGTAAGTCTTCAACCCTTGAAATAGGTTTCATAAACCGTTTGTATATCCCGTAAATTTCAGATTCATAGCAACCAAACTTCAGAAGCAACTTATGAAAATCGGTATGCTCTAACTCGGAGTCTGTAAACCATCCCGGTAATTTAGAACTAAAAATAATAGTCTCGATGAGGTTCAGATCTTTGATTAGTCTCTTCTGAAGACGACCATGCTTATTCTGTATCCATCGCACAAAAACCCACTTGCTAGGATAGATAGTCGCCTCAAGAATGCCATCATCAAAAATATTAATCATAAAACTCTCATCATCTTGTACATACCAAGATACGGTGGAATTGTAGGGACGGACGTGCTGGAAGCTGTTATCCCGGTCGTCGTAGAACTCGTATTGTCGTTCCCCGCAGAACTAGACTGAGCAACGTTTGCCGCCGTAAGTGTTCCCGCATTTGAAGCAAAAGACATGGAATTTGTAATAGATAAAGACTGTCCACCCAAGAACCCGTAAATATCACTTCCGGCCTGCTGTACGAAACTCTGACTTTCCCCTGCATTACTGAAGATAGGCAAAAGATGCTGGTGAGAAGGTTGCGTATGAAGGTGGCCGGGATCGGTAATACTCACCGACGGCGTTGTTGCCGTTGCACCGCCCGTAGCACCTAAAGCATAAATATTCCCAGCGGCGATAGACATTCTATCGGTGTAGTTTGGAAGGTTGAATGTTGTCGAACCATCTCCAGTCCCGAACGTTGTTCCTATGAGAGAAAACAAAGTGGCATAAGTGCTCCTCGGGATTGCTTGGCCATTCGCTAGTAAATAGTTGTTATTCGGGGGCGTAGCAGAGGGATATTCGACAACGCATCCGAGAGGCGCACTAATATTAGACAACGTTTTAAGGTCAATTGTAGGCTTTGCATACCAGTATGCCGGACTTGTAGCCCCTAATATCTGACTCAACTGATACCGGATTCGCTCTATTTCTCCACCAAGGCTGGATGCATGGCTTGTTACGGAACCCGGGTAAGGTGCTGTCTGTATCTGCATCTGAGCGTCAGTATCGGAATATCCATCAAGACCCGAAGGATTAAGATTCGTGCTAATGTTCTGAAATTCATTGTTCCAAAGCGTTGCAGTTATTAACTGGCCTGGGATTACAACGATAAGTGGTGTTGCAAATTGCGCTCCAGCCATTTATGCCTCCTGTAAAATTTTACCTTCAGCCAATTCCATAGGAGTTAGCTTTCGTAAAATTCTAGCGTCCGCCCACGCTCTCTGTATTCCTTCAATTGCGTCTTCTGGCATTCCGATATACCTGGCCTCTATTTGCATCGCTCTTCGTATCTGCCGTACAATGTCGTCGCTGTCACGTTCTGGGGCCACGTCTTTAATACAGGACTGACAGACAGGAAGATTTGTAACATTCTGATTCCCTCTTCGAGATAAAACAACCGGGACGAGCCTGTAATTTCCATATTTCATTTTATGAGCGACATTAACCATTTTCTTTGGATCATTTACGCTTGGCATTTCGATATACGAAAGTCCGCATATTCTTACCCCACATCGAAGGCAAAGAATAGTTTCATCAATGAATATGTCGCCGGGAATAATGTAGTCCATCGAGTACGGGATCATTGACCCACCTTTATCTCAAGAGGTTTAACCATGTACAAAATTTCAGAAAGGAAGAAATCGACGCCTATTTCATTTTCAATTAATTGAAGTTCCAAATCTCTCCCATAAAATCCAAAAGGGACTGGAGCTGTAGTTAAAATATTCGTAGCAAACGTCGATGTATTGAACGTTGCAGAGTTGAATGTAGCGCCAGAACCACCCATCGTAAAAGAAGTAGCTCCAAGTGCCTGTCCTTCAACGGTCATGAACATTGTGAAGTTTGCAGTTCCAGACGCATCGCCACGTAATGCCATGGCAAGCCAGTGTTTATTAGACCGGGGTTTATCTAAATCTTGAGCTTTTGTGTTGATTATGACGGGATAAGGGTTTCCATTATCATCTCTGCTAGGCTGTTCTAATCCCCAGACATTCCCACTTGAATCCATTGTGAAAATTTCATAATTACCTGGAGTTACACGAACCTCCCAGCTGCATGTTGCGTTATACCCCGAAGAATAATTAGTATTGCTATGAATTATCCAAGCGCTCGTGGGGCTCTTGTCGATGAAATAGGTGAGAGCAATATTGTTCCCTGTACCACCTTGCTGCATGAAGAACTTGAGAGCCCTTAATTTTCTATCGTAAGAAACGTGGAAATTGTAGATGTTCTGAACGTTCACGTTATCTCGAATAAATTTATCGACAAATGCGGGTCTATTTAGAGGAACCGCATTGTATCCGCCTGTCGTTAGGACTCCGACGAGGTTGTAGATAAGGCCATCTTCCGTCATAAAATAAAGATTATTATTGGCTTTCCCTATTAAACGAAACGATGCCGTACCTCCTTCCCATATGGCATTGTTATAGCCCCAGGTCGAAATAGTTCCCGTATCATTGATAAGGAACGTTTGAGTTCTTGAAAATGCAAATAACTGTCCTCCAAGATCGTAAGCACCAACAAGGCCACCGATAGAATCAATAGGAACAAACCCAGCATCTCCGCCAAGGAAGTCTGTCGGTAGGTTCAAATTTGAATACCAAAGACCATCAGGAGTTACAGCCCATAAACGATCCCCTGCCCCAGACCCAGCTTTCGTATGCGTGACAAACTGAAATGGCATATTCCCAGACCACGACGCCGCTGGCGTTACAAGCTGTGCGGCTCCGGATCCATCCCAATATCCAGGGTTCGATTGACCGTCAGCAAAGAAAACGTATTTTGAAGTCTGAATAAAGCTGAATGGATTTGTCGTGGACATCCCACTCCGAAGGATATTGCTGTAACTGTTCTGGTAAAGAACCCCGTTCGATGCAAAAACATTAACCTGTTTCGTCGGAGTGTAGAACTGGAATCCACCCTGGCCTGAATATCCGTTCCCGGCGATCATAATGGCTGTCCCGCCACGTTTTGAAAGTCCGTTTTCGTGATAGTTCACGTTGCAAGACGGGGTTAAAAGAGCTGTTGCTGGTAATAGCTGGGTATTCCGATCATCTCGAAATCCGGTATCAGTCAATGGCATTCTAAATTCTGCGCCCATGTAACCCATTAGATAACCTGAGTACTCCCGTCTGTTGGAGTCGTTTTTCCAGTCCATGAAGTCTGTGGGGTTGATTTTGATGTCCAATTCGTTGAAGGGCTGATCTTTGAGATCCAAGACCCGCCAATCCTATTCTTATTACGCCAAAAAACAGTAGGAGAAGCGACGTACACTTCGTAATAAACGTTTAAAACGTTAGCTCTAGACGAAACACCAATAAGACCCGACGGAATAGGCATTCCCGTCCCGCGAATCTTCCCGAAATCAATGGCCTGTCTACGTTGGACTATTGTCACGAGAATTTACCTTTTGTGTAAGTTGTTCCATTATCACTCAAGGAAGATGTTCCAACCGACGCGCCAGAATCATTAAAAATCGTTTCCTGAGAGCTTGAAGCAGTATGGTTATTCCGAAGACTCATGTAGAGAAGCATAATCGCCTGATAAAGGCTTGGAGTCGGACCCGGGATACTTGTTAATTCTGGAATTGCGGTCGCATTGAGGAGTGCAAGGACCGTCACAATTGCCCCCTGATCTTCATTTGCGCCAGTCCAGTACATAGGACCACCACTTCCAATCGTAGGATCACCGAAAGCGGGAGAACCTCCGACTTGCTGGTAAAACGTGAACGTATATCGACCCGCCGGGATTGTCGTCGGGAATGCACATTTGTAGTAGCCCGAACCATTCCCAGAATATCGGTCTTCAGTCAAAGCGTTTACGTAGTTTGACCAATTCGCCCCATTAAATAGCTCGAATGACGTGCCATTCCATCGCTGTCCACTCGCATTATTGATAACAGCGTAGTTTGTACTCCCTGCTGTTGCTGATGTTAATTCAATAATTCCAGCCATTAGGCGTAATCCTCAACGTGCTGCCCTAAAGCATGAAGATCCGTTCCATACTGCTGAGAAATAATCAGGGATTGCAATTTTATATTCCGCTCTTGCATTGCCATTGCCGCTTGCGTGTCATCGTTATCTGCAAGAGCCTGGGCCTTAATTCCTTTAATCCAATACTCTCTAAATTTGAGGTATAGCGTAGACATCAAAGTTGAACTCAAATCTAGCGTCATGATATTAACGTAGTACCGCATTCGAATAACGTAAGGGTAATTATTGTCTGGAGCGACATCGAAAATGAATTCGTCGTAATCTTCGTCACCCATTGCGAAGAATTTACGGGGACGATCAACTCCGGCGGTTCTGTATTTATCGTAATTCGCAATATGATCGGCTTCTACAGGCCACTGAGCATCAACCAGCATAAACCCTGATGTGCTGTCGGGCGTAGTTTGGAAATTCGGGTAAACGGTTAGAGTCGTTGTCCCATTCGCATTATTTACGACCCCTATCACTTGAGAGACCGAAGCACTTCCCGTCCCGCTAATGATTGCAAGGTCTTTCCCGAGAGTTTGGCTAAGAGTAAGAGGACCAACCGATTTAGGAACTACGAGAGTATTTGAAGTCGCAGATACGGCAATCCCTGTCGTTAACCCTGTCTCCACGACCATCGTCATATCACTAGAAAAATCATAGGGACAACTATAACGAGACTGCCCAGGAACGAGAACCATATACGAAAATGTCATCAGCGGCTTCATTTGTTTCACGCTCTGCCATAATTCGTTTTTGAGCTGTTCCATAACTTCAGTTTGATATCGAGTTGTTTGGGCGGCTGTCGGGTAAGAGATCTTGGCTTGAGCAAGCCCTTCTGCGACGAGCGATCCCACAGTAGGATAACTAGGAACGGCCATTAAGCAGGGACCTCGACTTTCTTACTTGCGATTTCTTCGAATGCTTTGAGCCAAAGTTTCCACGTATCATCTGCGTTATAGAACTTTTCAGCCGTAAGCCTTGCCGCTGATCCGATAGACTTCCTGAGATCTGCATTCCTTGCCAATGTAGTCATTCCCTCGTACCAAGAGGACGCACTATTCCCTTCAATAAATATTCCATTGTCTGGAACAAGGTCCATGACTTCAGAGTAAGGTTTAACGAACGAAGTAACGGACGGGATTTCGAGGGCCGCCATTTCCAACCATTTCACAGGACTTTTCCCTCTATTAAATTCATTGTCCACTAAAGGTATAACAGCAAAATCTAAATCAAGCAATGCCGCTTTATAAGGATACGCTTCAATATGAACCCACTGATGAAATTCGACGCGCTTAGGGTCAATCCCATCTAAAAGACTAGGCCATTGTTCGCCCATAATAACGAGCGTGACATTTGGGTTAGTGCTCATGAAGTTTTTAAGGATAGGGGCGCAAATAGTCCGCCAGTCTTCATAATGAGAGTTCCCGCCGAACCATCCCATACGTACACCCTCATGTTCTTTGAGAGGCATTCGCTTCCATAATTTAAGGTCTATAGAATTAGGACATACATAAATGTTTTTGTGATAAGGACTATAAGCCTCTTTTAGACCTTCTCCAGTAACAATAAAAGCATCTGAATATTCAATTCCTTCGACGAGAGCTTTCTGGGTTAGCCGATTTTTTTCAAGATCAATATTTTTCTTATCAATCCATCCATCGAGAAGGCTCCCATCATCCATTTTCCAGCGGATTTCTTCTGTCCCAAATTGTCGATAAGACGGAGAAAGAGGATTCACCTTGAAAATATTGTCGTCCCAATCCGTAACGACTCGTTTCCCTAACTTTCTGAAACCTTCCATTGCATGGATAAGACGGCCTTCAGATAAACGAGGGATAAAAATAATATCGGCCCATTCAAACATCCCTTGCACTTTTTGAGCCGCTTCGTCTGTTGCAAACCACCCGATATCGTCGCCCTTATTAAAGAAACGAACATGCGCCGCCTTATTCTCTGCGATTTTAAGTAAAGGCTGTTCGCATCGGTACCAGTCACACCCAGACTTCGACTTAACAAAACCTAAAATATTAATCATGTTTAATCTTTTCAACCATCATGAATGGTTTAGCGTAGTCGGACTTCAAAAACTCTTTCCATGCTTTCTGTTTATCCTGAAAATCGTTATTTTCTGCAACTCGTTTGTACCAGCCTGGGTTCACCTGGTCGTAAGAAAGGAGAGTGAACGTTGGAAATGATCCAATCCGGCGCATATTCCGGTCTTTCGTGAATCCATTCGATTGATCCTTTGCTAAATCGCGGCAATACGATGAAATCCCGTCAATCCGCTCGACGTGAGTCGCTATAAGTTTGTCTTTCTCGTATCTTGTTCGTAAGAGCATGTTTAAAACCAAATCCCGGGGGAATTTTTAGTTCCCCCGGGTTGGATTCCTTAGTTGTAGCTGTAGAAGAGGCCCGTAATCATTCCGGAACCTAACTGATTCCGAGATTCAAGGGTCAATTCTGCTTCAATTTTGTACTTATCCGAAGAACCTGTCTTTGCCAACTCGATCCGATTCACTGGACGGAGCCACGCTTTCACCCATAATTCCATAACGCCGAGGTTGACGACATAGCCCGGGTTATTATCATTCAGGATGTGATGCAGACGAACCATGATCATTCCGAAATCAGATTCGTAGACATCCACAGAGTTCACCAGCTTCTTTTCTTCCGCTTCAATTCGACGAACGTTCGAAGTGAAACCACTGATCTGCTGTTTCTGGTATGCGCCGACCAATGTAACCGTCGGATATCCGCCGTTTTTCCAGATTGCAGCAAGGTTCGTGTTGTATAAGGCTTCCGTTAAAGCAACCGAAGTTGCAGACGGAGCCGTAACGTTGGATGTAATCCAACCCAAAACGCCCTTTAACTGACGAGCTGTACCAGACGCACCAGAAGCCGAAGAACTATTAAGGAGAAGCGCATATTCAATATCACGCGCTAAACTCTTCGACAACTTGAGGGTCTGATAATCAACTTCGTCATTACGACCCGCAGCAACAATAGCCCGCTGAGTTTCAGAAATGAAGAACACTTTCCACAGGATCTGGGCGTAGTTCCCAAGCCGAGTGGTCGGAGTTACGGCAGATGCCGTTGCGTCATTTCCTTCGATCTGAGTATTCGATGCCGCTGTATCGAGAACGTCGGTCTGCCACTCATGGTAAGTGGAGATCGCACGAGTCGATCCGGTATTCGAAGTAAACCACGTATCCATAGGACTGATATTCGTGATAATGTCGATCAAATCTTCACGATTACCAATCGCCTGATACGTTTGGAATGTATTAGTAGGTGCGCCCATTAGAACCTCGCATAGAGAATCATTCGCGGTTTTCTAATTTATGACGGTAGACCGCCATCCAATCAGATTCTGCGCCTGATTCTTGCGCCCTTTTGAAAAGGGAGCTATACGTACCTTGCCAATTAGAGTCTGGACTTTGTCGGCTTGGGACGCCACTTGAACTCTCAAACGCTGGGATGTTAATAGGTTCCCCGTTATTATTCACAAGACGAGGAGCTTCAGCGGACTTTTGAGGGGCCGTTTTCGCTGGAGCTGAAACCGGGGCCTGGGACAAGAGATCCTTCAATTTCATCTCTTTGTAGGTTTCATAGTAGAAATTATCCGAATCGAATTTTGCCCAGTTTGGGTCACCTTTCATTTGCGCTTCCTGCGCTTTTGAAACAGCAACTTCACGGACTTTATCGAAATAATTTCGAACGTCGTTTGCCCCAATTCCATCTTTAGCCATCTTCTCAAGCCGCTGAATACCCGCTTCCTGAATCGCTGGACGCAACATTTCCTGCTGTTGCGCTAAGAATCCCTGCATATCTCTGATTTGTTTCTCTAACGATTCAATTTCAGAGGACTTTTTAACAGGAGGATCTTGCTTTTGCGATTCCTGCGGTTTATTCTTTTGAGCTAAAAAAGATGCCCGTTCGCGCTCAAGCTCTGCTCTCTCTTGCGCTAACTTCATCAGCTGAGCGTTCGAGTGGCGTTCCAATTGACTGATCTTGACTAATGATTCGGCAGGCACGTCCTGTTCGATTCCATCAACCTTGAGTTTCACCATCTTTCCCTTCAAGTCAGATTCACTGACGTAGATAGGGGCGGTAGGTGTTTGCGTTGTAGGAGTCTGGTCTTGAGATTTAATATCTAATGTTTCCGCTGCTGGCACTTGAGAAGGCGAATCAGAGAGATTCCGAACAGGTCGGTTTGTAATTGCACCGTCATCCGTTGTGAATGCCGGGAATAATCGTTCTGAAGTCGTCTTTTCACGTGGCGCACTCGGTTCACTCGATGCTTGAACCTCAATACCTTCATTCAATTTAAGCGCGGCTTTTTCTGCCGTAGCTTGATTCGTTATCTTTGTTGCCATGTTATTTTTCTCCTTTTCTCGCCCTATTCATGGCTGTCTGGGGTAGAGTTTTTTAAGTCATTCAAATGGTCTAATGCGTCCTTCCCTTGCTGGATAGCATTAGCAATACGTGCGGAAATCTTATCGAAAACTTCAAGTGTTCCCTGAACTTTAGCAACGTTCGTTATTCCGGCTTGACCCAAACGAACCTTTTTAATCGCTTTAAAACATTCCAACTCAAGCGGCGCCAAAATTCGCGTCTGAATAAAATCATAATGCCCCGCTTCCACCCAGGCTTTCATTTCTTCGCCTACCTGCGCCTGTTTCTGCCACATGACTGTATTCGCGGCTAAAGCCCGAGTGATATCTTCTATTTCCTGTTCTTCAAACGTTTTCTTTGTCATGGCGCTAAAATATTCATCTGGGCCGGAGTCATCGGACCTGATACCCCAGGAGGACTAGGTCGCCCCTGCTGTTGTTGCCCCTGCTGAGGGGGCGGTGGTTGCATGGCTGGCATAAACATTTCATCTGAATTTTTCTGCCCTAAAAGTTTCGCCATCAACTTAAACGACCATACGGGATTAAAGAATTTAGCGTCCTGAGCCTTTATAGCTCCAATCTGCAAAGCTTGTGTAGTCTGACCATTCGCCTGTGAACCAAGTTCGGTAATTGTCTTGAGCTGGGCCAACTGAGACTGTTTATTCATCCCGACCGATACTTGCAAATCAAAATCGCCCTGAATGACGACGCTGGGACGAGCCCCTAAATGGTTGCCCTTCTCATCTTTTTCGAATTTCCAACCCAGCATTCGCCCTGTAACCTGCTCGATAAACAAGTCGGATTCATACTCCTGTTCAAGACGAAGCACAAAACGAAGCATCGGAATAATGCCCGTCTGGGTCAAATTCCGAATAACCATATTCATTTTCTTGCTTGCGTTTGTTGATTTGGTTGAACTCGACGTTGCAGACTCGTCGTTTGCCATCGTTGAATCTGCTCCAACCTGATCCGGACCGATCGACGAAATCTCTGTGTAAAGCTGGTCAATCCTCTGCTGAGCTGGCAAAGAAATACCGACGGGATTTGCCACTTGCATTTCTCGAATAGAATCCATCGACGTATCATTTGCCTGAACGATTCCACCGATCTTTCGAATCATCAGCGCTTGAAGGTCTACGTTTGAATTCCTATTAACGAGAGTTGGAGGACGAAGCGCTCTCGCTACGGCTTCACGCTCCTGGTTAATACGGGCGTTTGTTTCTTTCTGTAAATCTCTCGTAATCCCAGGAAACGATTTCCCGTACATGGTATGGGCTTCAGGGAAAGAAGTCCCAATAACAAAAGGAGGTCGAACAGTTTCCGTCGGGTCGAACTGGTAAGGAAGTTCGTTTTTGACCCAGCCCCGAAGCATTGCCATGGGCCTATCAGCAGATCCGCCAAGAACAAAAGACCCAGACTCTAAATACCCATACTTCCCAGGCTGAAGGTCCCAAACTTCATAGACCCAAATATACTGCAAATCTTCAATATCTTCAGGCGCTCCAGCAAAAGGACTCCCCTGATTAAGACTTCTTTGCATCTTAATAAGGTCGGTTCCCGGGAATGTTCCAGCCCATTGAACGTTATCAACGTTTTTATATCCCCGCTTTTTACAGTAATCCCTCGATCGCTTTACACGATGAACGATAGGCGTCTTCCAGTAATCTTTCCAGGTCGCTTCAAAATGGACAAAGATATCTTCATAAGGAACACATTCCACAATAGGAGAGAAAAACTGTATGGCTTCCTCCATATCGCCATCCATTGGCGCGGGGACTTCATTCGCGTTCTCGTCAACGATAAATTTACGGCCCGGCTTCTTCTGAACCTTAAACCGAGGATAAACTTTGAATATGCCAACCTTATTCTTAATTGCATCTTGGATGAATTCATACACTTCTTGATAGGACTGAATAGGATGATCGTTAAGCCGATAATTGAGAAGCGCTTTAACAATGTCTAATGTTTCACGTGGAACATTCTTGAAACTTCGAATTGAAGCAAACTCTTCGACATCAAAGAATAATTGTTCAAGCACTTCTTCCATCATCCGCTGGGTCTGGGCGTATGTTTTTGGAATAAAAAGTCTTGGAACCCCGAGGAACTCCGAATGCGCCATCTCTTTTTTGTCAAACTTAGCGTCGTAAGCGTCGTTATCTTTCGCCCACTCAAATTCTACAAGGTTACGAATATTTCGGGACATTCGCATGACGTCAATCCCACGTCGGACTAATTCCTCTTCTTGCGTACCCGGTTTCCCGATGTACTCCATCTGAGCATCTGCTGGAAATGAAATAGCGATATCGCTCATTTAAAACCCCGCCGCTTCATCAAACGCCCAATTGAAAGACGTTTCTTGCTTTTCAAGTGGGAACCAATTCAGAGGACTTTGAAGAATATATCGAAGTGCTGCATGATGATCGTGTTTGCCTTCAGCGATTGCATTTTTAGGGCCCCGCACGTCTTCGTTTGCATACGTTTCACGCTGGAGCGTTCTAAAACTATGAATCAATTCCTGATTCTCAGGGCGGTCTATGACCATAAGACGGGGATGCGACTCATCTCTTCCAATAAGCATTTGTCGAACAATATCGACTCCAGCCAAGATGGACCCTTTATAAGCGTCCGCTTTGCGGAGATTCGGGATTGGATTTTCGCCTCTCGTGAGGATTTTCCACGCATTAATATTGTCAAAAGCTGTACGATCTGAGTCGGCGTGAGGATCACACTTTCCGAAACTATAACGGTATTTCCCAAGCATCTGAGTGAGATCACGTTTCACATCCTTTAATGTTTTATCCCCTTTATAACATCGGTCCACAAAAGTTGTCCCTTCACGATCCACGCACACAATAACTGCCGCTGTTGCTTTGACTTCATGCGGGTCAAGACCCAGGAATGCGACGTACTGTAAGAAGGGGCATTGTTCGTCATGCGTCATATCTTCAATCTTTAAGTGAAGTCTTCCGAATCGGCTTGAATCGCAATGACAGTCCAAATATTCGCCATTCCCAAGCCCTAGCTTTTGGGGCGGAACAACATGGACTCTTCGTTTAAAATAGTTCCCATAGATAAGACCCGACAACGAAATCCACTCGCCTAAAAGACGCATCTTAATTTCGTCGTAACTTTTAATATTCCGGCATATCTCTTTAAGCGTTTCCAGGTTCGCTTTTGGATTTGAAAGAGAGCAAAGCTGAAACCACTGGACAGAGTTATTCCCCTGGACAGAATCTTTGTTCCAAAGCCGATCATAGACCCAGGACAACCCATTCGTAGGTGTCATACCAAACGCAATATCCAATCGGTCAGACGTAACAAATCGAGCAATATTTTCGTCGAAAATCTCTTCACGTGGTTCCTCATCAAAACGTACGCGATCAATAGGCGGACCCTGAAATGTTCCAACCTCTGCGTTATTTGTCATGAGTTCAATCGTCGCGCAAATTTGTTTTTCTTCAGGATGGACAAGCGTTAACTGCATCTTTTCAGCAGACCAACTTTTATTCCATTGCCCATCAATCAAATAATCTTTAGGAGTCCATCGTCTAAGGTTTGGTAAATTGTGTTTAAGAACACCGTTCTGGTAATCTTCGCAAACGATACGAATACGATTGAATTTCTTTTTAGGAAGTTTTGATTCGGGGTACACGCCTTGCAGGGATTTAGGTATTTTACGGCAGGCTTTGATGAGATCTTCAATCGTACACGTCGTCGTTTTCGAACTTTGGTTTCCGCCGCTCACGCCTAAAATATTAGCCGTACACGCATGGACATCAAGCGCAGAATCTAATCGCGCCGGGATATCTTTGGGATTAAGAAATTCTCTTAAGAACGCTGCTTGCTTTTCTGAAATTTCAGGGCGTGTGGGTTCATAAAACCAAAAAGGGTCGGACTCTTTTAAAAGTTCAAACTCTCTTGTTTTCTCTTCAATCATCACATCAATCTCTCGGGCCTGTTTTTCAAGTTCAGCCTCCGAAAGATTACGCGCCTGCTTCACCTGTTTCGCCACCCTGCGGCGGTCTTTAACAGGGATCATTCAATATCGAATGCGTCTTCTTGGACATCCTTCATTTCTTCAGGGCTCCAATAGTTCATGAACGATGGAAGAACCCGACCCGCTTTACGGTGGAAATTTTTAGGAGTCCCTTTATCATAAATAGGACTGTTTAAATCGCCTAGATTAATGACAACGGGTTTCTGCCGTTCGATATCGTTCTTGGGTTCGAAATCTCTCGGATTCATTTCGAAAGGTCGTCCGGCCCCTTCAATGTTCTGATAATCTTCCCGCTTTTTTTTAATCATTTTATCTCCAGGGATTTACGCCGTGCGATCCTGTATCTTTCGAATCTTCAATCGGGTAATTCGGTTCATCCTCATTCGATGCCGTTGAACCCGAAACTTTAGTCTCCGTAATGACTAGCCCAAAATCATCCTGAATCACATTCTTCCCAGAAAACATAGGACCCATTATGGTTTCCCTCCAAATTTACCGTAGCTTGGTTTACTCACTTTAGGACCCTTCATGTAATTCGGTGTGTGGTCTGTCTCGGGCGCCCTTAATTCAAACGGATCTTGCGTGAAATTCCCGTCCACAATATCGACGTGTCCACCCTCTTCCTCATATTCTTCCTGAGGTTCTGGCATGGGCCACCACTGGCTTACACTCCCAGTCCCTTGCGGACCTTTAATGGCAATCTTTCGGGGTTGCATAATTCTCCTTTTTAGCCTGATGAGCCATCGCAATTCCTGTTTTGATCGTATGCCCCGCATCCACAACTTTCTTTATGTTCTCGTGGAAGGTATGTTCATCCGCATCTTTTTTAAGGTTCATTAGTTCCCTCGACCCACTGTTTTCACTTTAAAGTTCAAAGCCCCTGTCGTCGGTGGCTGGACCTGTAATCCTACATACCCGTGAGAAACATGCCCCAGATCCCACGTCACGACTGTCCCTGTTGAATTGTAAGTCCCTAAACTCACCGACGGAATAGTCTGGCCGTAAGTCGTTGTCGTCCAAGGCACCCAGGTCGTCTGGTCATCCGAAACCATCCATTGAAAATTCGGAGTTCCAGTAATCGCAAGCGGTGTAAGCGTAAACGTGTCCGCCGTTGTTTTCGTCTGGGACGAGGTCAACGTAATCCCAAGCCCTGCCAGCGCACCTGTCGATGTCGTTGCTAACTGGAACGCATTCGCCGCCGCCACGTCGACAATGTAATACGTTGTACCCGTCACAAGCGGGGTAATCGCAACGCCGCTTCCCGTGCTATAAAGCACCGCAAGACCCGTCACATCAAGATTGCCATTCACCCCAGCCGAAATGGACGCCTGGTTAATTGTGAACTGAGAATTTGTTCCGTTCGTCATCGCGCCAAGCCCAGCTCCTGTAATGGGACTCGACGACGTAAGCGTTGCAATCTGAAGCGCCGAATAACTCGACGTCGCAATCGCATAATTCGTTGACGTTCCCACCGCCGTCGCCGTCGCAAACACCACCGCATTCGCACCCGCCGACGCCACAACCCCCGTCGTTGTTGACGAATTATTAATCGCCGTCGCTAAATTCGTCGCTGTCACCGCATTGCTCGTCACCGGGAACCATTGGCTATTTGCTGTCAGCGTTACACCATTAATTTTAATCGTCTGGTTATCCTGGCCCCCTGAAAACGTACCCACCGTAATCCCTGCCGGACCACTCGACTGAAACGTATTCCAGACCGAACCATACACCGGAGCCGTCGTGAATACAATCCCGCTCGATGCACCAATCGTACAGCTCGCCCGAATAATCCCGTATGCCGAAATAGCCGACGCAATATTACACGCCGTCGCCGCACTCGACGCACCCACCGCCCATTGCGCGGGATTACAAGCCGTGTAACTTCCAAGACCATACCCACCCGCCGAAATACAGGTCCCACCCAGCGTCGTGTTGTTGTTTACCGTCAAAATACCCGTCGCTGTCGCACTCGACAACGCCGCAAAACTGCTCACCGTAAACGTTGCCGTGCTTGCACTTCCATCCGTAAATGTCGCCGCTGAATACGTGATCGAACTCACAATGGCTTGCGCCGCTAAATAGTCCACGCTATCCGTCCGAAAATAAGCCACCGTAGACGCTGAAGAAATCTGGGCCACGAGATCCGACGTGTCTGAACCCGTCTGGCTTGGCCCTAAAACGCCAACGCTCGAAAGACCACTGCTGGCCGGAGCGTAAATAAGATAGGTGTCTCGCGTAATGCTATTCGACGCAAACGCTGATACCGAAACTAAAAACGATGCAATTCCCAGGAGAATCCGCTTCATGAATTCACCTTGTCTCGTCCACACTCAGGGCATTTCCCGTCAGGAACAACCGGTGTCACGACAATTGTGTCATCCATGCAAATCTCCCTTTAAACAAATATCGTGCCACTCTCGTTTGGGTTTCCCACAAACACACGGACCATGCTGGCTCACCATCGTTCCGTTTGTTCGGACAATCAAATTCACTTCGCGGCTGCCAACCCGCCCCGTATCACGCTGGGGCGATACCTGCTGGGCCATCACGTGGAAGACGTCAGGGGTCCTCTCGGGAACAAAAGCGGTTTTGCTCCATCGCTTTTCAGCGACAAGTTTCATTCGGTCAGCCGCTATTTTTTTCTGCTCAGGCGTCCAAGTTCTTGACATAAGATCCTTTTTGTTTTTTTCGGTCGGAGAGGGGGAAGGGAGAGAGACCCAGTCCCCCCGGGGGCACCCCTCCCCCCGCCTCCGTAGGGGTATTCGTACGGAGACTTGCGGGCAACCCAGCCAGGAGGAATAGGCTTTCGTTTAACGCGACAAACCGATCAAGGTGACACTGGATGCTGTAGCC